ACAGACGACGCAAACAGAAGAGAAATTGAACGAAGAGTTATTCTTCACAGAGAAGGATAGAGAGTGTGAAGAGTGTGATAAAGAAAAAGAAGTTGAACTATCATTTGGACTATCAACAAGAGAAGAATGGGATAAAGTAATGATCTTGATAAAGAAATACGGACTATCAAGAGACGAAATAAACTATATCTACGGATTCTACAATAGAGAACTTAAACAAAAGAAAACTCCTGGTTGTGGCAAATGTTTCGTAAATGTCTGTAAAAATCTTGAAAAAAGATATACAAGCCTATTAAAAGGGGATTATCTGTAATAAAGTCAGGGTAATTTATACCAAAACCTGTTATAAAGTCAGGTCAAATAAGAGATCGGTTGTTTCTTTTTCTATATCCAAATTGGGGGAGTTGTAAGTTTTTTACAATTTCCCCATATTTATTTATAGGATATTGATATTATTTTTAATTTATAAAACATTATTTAATACCCTAACTAATAAAACACAAATGAATAATATGAAAATTGACCTACGATTAGGAGATTGTTTGGAAGTCCTCAAGACAATACCAGACAACTCAATAGATGCTGTAATAACAGACCCACCTTATGGGATTGGATTTATGAATAAGGAGTGGGACAATCCACAGAAACATCAAGAACTAATTGAGAGGGAAAGAGAAAGATCTGTTAAAAGATTTGAAGAAGGAAAATCACCGGCAAAAGCAGGTTTCTCAACAGGAGTACAACCAGGTCTTCCGATTGGTGGAGCGAAGGAAGGTAAATGGTTTCAGGATTGGTGTGAGTTATGGGCTCGTGAATGTTTTAGAATATTAAAACCAGGAGGACACGCCTTATCGTTTTCAGCACCAAGAACATATCACAGAATGGCAACAGCATTTGAGGATAGTGGTTTCCAAATCAGAGATCAAATTATGTGGGTATTCGGATCAGGTTTCCCCAAATCACATAACATCGGCAAAGCGATAGATAAGATTGAAGGTAATGAGAGAGAGGTTATTGGTGATAGTAAGAGACACGGAGGAGGAACTAGTGCTATGTTTCCTTATGAAGTGAATAACCAAATAACAAAGGGTAATAGTGAATGGGAAGGTTGGGGAACAGCACTCAAACCAGCACACGAACCAATCGTTATGGCAAGGAAACCATTAAGTGAGAAATCAATTGCGGAGAATGTATTGAAACACGGAACAGGTGGAATAAATATTGATGGTTCAAGGATTGGATTTACAGATGGTGGTTGGGGAGAAAGGAAAAATGAAAAAGATGAACTTAAGCACGGAGATTACGGACACAAAAAAATCAATCAAGAACAGAACGAACAAGGTAGATTTCCAGCTAACATAATCTTTGATGAAGAAGCGGGACAACTATTGGACGAACAGAGTGGAATTAGTAAATCTCAAGGAGGTAATTCTACAAATATAGGTGGATTTGTAGCCAGTAATAGCGACCAAACTAAAATTGGAGTTAAATGTGGATTTGGAGATAAAGGTGGAGCCAGTCGTTTCTTTTATTGTCCCAAAGCAGCAAAGAAAGATAGGAACGAAGGATTAGATGGAATGATTGAAATATTTACACCCACTATAAAACTCGTATATTTATTAAAAAATAATATATGGGAAAAAGAGGGCCTAAAAACAATACCTGCGGATACGGACAAATCACACCAAAAGGTTATAGACGAATCTATTATAATGGAAGACAACAAATGGAACATAGAGTCATTTGGGAATTACATAATGGAGCAATTAGTGAAGGACAACAAATCCATCACAGAGACGGAAATAAACTCAACAACAATTTATCAAACCTTGAACTCGTGGATACAAAATCACACAAGGATTTACATAGCGGAGTTGTTTGGAGAGATGGTGAGCGATATAAAGTTTGTAAGCGATGTGGAACAGAAAAGCACCACACTCAATATTACTTTACAAAACAAGGATGGATACTCGCAGAGTGTAAAGAATGTAGAGTTAAAAGGTCTATGGAGTATAAATATAGTTCCAAGTAAGTCATCGCATCCAACAGTTAAACCAACTGATTTGATGAGATACTTGATAAATCTTATTACACCCCCAAATGGGACGATTTTAGACCCGTTTATGGGAAGTGGAAGCACAGGGAAGGCAGCTGTGAGATGTGGTGTTAATTTCATCGGTATTGAGAAAGAACAGGAGTATATGGATATAGCATCAGCAAGAATAGAACACGAAAAGAATAAACCAGTTCAACAAAAACTATTTAATGGCAAAGAGTAAATTACGAGGTGGAACTAAAGCCCACAACAAAAGGATCAAAGCAAGGAACGAAAAGATGAAGGGGAAGGAATGGGAGTTTGAAATGCTTAAAAGAAAGATCTACGAAGAAGCAAAGGCTCGTTATGAAGAAGAGCAGAATAAACAAACAGAAATTAAAATAACAACAAATGACGGACATAATAATTCCTGATGATGAATTACCAATAACACCATTAGCACCAAAACCAGCAGGAAGACCAAAAGGATCATTCGCAAAAAGAATGACCGATGTTGAGAAGAGAACCTTTATCAACAACGCAGCAAGGGAGATACTTGAAAATCACCTATCGTATAATGAGTTTGTAAAGTGGGCTCGTGATACAGCTAATATGTCTAAATCACAAGCAAACGAATATTGGGGTAAGGTATGGGTACTATTAAAGAAAAAGTTTGAGTTAGAGAAAGATAAACTGATCCTGAAACACACACAGAAGTATTGGGACATATACGAACACGCATTAATGTCTAATGACTTTACCAACGCAAGACAATCACTAAATGATTTAGCAAAACTACAGGGTCTAAATGAACCTGATAAAGTCCATATTACAGGGACATCAATTAAACTAAACTTTGGAGAACCAAGTGAATAATTTAAGATGTGATCTATCCACTATGATAGAGATGAATAACAAATATAATCTTACAGGTGATGTTGTTGAGTTTGGAACTTGTACTTGCCAAAGCGCAATCTATCTGGCACAGAAATTAAAGAACAAAACAATCTATACCATAGATCATTTTATGGGATTGGAGAAGACATCAAAACCTTTACCATTTACGAGTGATTGGAGAGAGGGTGCATTTGCTCTTGGAAGACAAGAGTTTCAAAACTTAATAGAGTTCCCCAAATCAATAGAAGAAGCAAAACAGAAACTATCAACAGAATCTAATATCACTTTGATATTATCGGACATTCACGATCTAACTGATCCAAAGGATTATGGTATTGGTAAAGTATCATTAGTTAATATTGATGTGGATATCTACGAACCAACAGTATCAGCGTTAGAGTTTGTATCAAAGATGGAATGGAATGAATTGTTTATCAGGTTTGATGACTGGCACGGACACGAAGCAGAATACGACCAACACGAGAGATTAGCATTCCAAGAGTGGATTGATAAATACAAATACGAGTATGAGATTACACACGGGGGATTATGTGGTGGTGTGTATGTTAAAAGATAATAAGTGAATAAAGAAATAACAGTTCAGGGTTTCACCCCCACCATTAAACAGAAGGAGATAATTGATGCTTGTTTAGCAAAGGGTATCAAGTATATCGTCGGTTGTTTTGGAAGACAAGCAGGTAAGTCCTTTACTGCGATGAACCTATTACTCAAGTGGGCTTTGGAGGATAATAACTCCGTGTCTATGTGGGTATCACCGGTTTATTCACAAGCAAAAAAAGTATTCACAGAACTTACCAACACAATCGCAGGAACATCACTTACCAAATCAATCAACAAGTCAGAATTAACCATCACCTTTATCAACGGGTCTGTAATCTATTTTAGATCAGGGGAACGAGAGGATACATTAAGAGGTTATACTTTGAACTATCTTGTGGTAGATGAAGCAGCATACATCAAAGACGAAGTATGGAATACAGTATTAAGACCAACAGTATTGGTGAATGGTAAGAAGGTATTATTTATCTCAACACCAAAGGGAAGGAACTGGTTTTACAATCTTGCGATGAGAGGTATGAGTGATGAATATCCACAATACAAAACATTCTATGCTACATCGTTTGATACACCATTCATTACAGCAGAAGAGTTGGAAGAAGCAAAGTTGTCCCTACCTGAAACAATATACAAACAAGAGATACTCGCAGAGTTCATAGATGATGGT